ATATACGACCCCACACATTTTTTGGGTAAAATCCAAATCAGGCAATAAGCCCCTATGCGCTGCCTGATCCCCCCTCATACTCCCCCCATATACCAGTCTTATACTATTATATATACACACTACTACTACATAGGAACGAGCGTTCCGCTTTTAGGAACGGTTGTTCCGCTTTTAGGAACGAGTGTTCCTATTGGCCTTTGCTGGCTCTGTAATAGGGCTAGAAACGCGCTGTCGTGTTGTGTAGTGTAATGTCATTAATGAAGGATGAAACGCAGTCTGAGGGGCATTCTGAAGCGATTACGGGGTATTGTATGAAGTGCAGAGCGCATCAACCAATACTCGATGCTGTGGAGTATGAGAATAAGCAGAGGTTGGGCGTGAAGGGCAGGTGTGGTGAGTGTGGTAGTGGTATGTTCAAGTTCATTGGCTCTAAGACTCGCAATAGACCTAAGGGCTATGATGTGATGAGGGCTCGTGAGCGCAGGCTGGAACGCCGTAGGGCGAAGCTGCTTGACGGTGTGCCACCTATCAGGGCAGCGTATATCAGTGATCAGGAAGACCCCAACCCCAGAGATTGTCAATGAGGTGCTCAGTGAGAAGCCTCTTCATCTGAAGACATACAGACTGGACTCTTCTGAGATAGCAGCGATACAGCAGGGTCTGAGTGCTGTGGAGTTTCTTATAGAGCTGTTTAAGGCTAGGGGAGATACTGAGCGTGCTGATACACTAGCCTGTCACGCATACAACCTCACGGGTATGCTTAAGGATTTAGACGAGCTACCCGCTGTGACTAACGATATGGGCTACAATTAGTCCTCTTCGTCGCTGGCTCCGTCCTGAGCTTCTAATGCAAGCCTGTGCTGGTGCATTGCTAGGATACCTACCATCTCGTGGTAGTAGAGTGTGCCACTAAACTCGTTGATGACCATTGCCAGAGCGTTATCAAACTGCTCAACGAGTGGCAGGTTGCTGTGGTGGTAGCTACTCATCCTGTTCATTGATTGGTTTTCTGTTGTATTCCCTCTTAACCACATTGATAGCCCCAATAGGGACTGGGTGCTTGGCCGCAATAGCTGACTTTAGGATGCTCTTAGAGATTTGCATTGGCCGATACAGGCCAGCGAGTATGTGCCTAGCGTCTGTTTCGGTCATACCGTTGGTTGCCAGTGCGTTCAGAATCTGGGCATCACTCAGACCACCCAGACGCGCTGCTTGGACCTGACGCTGAACGTCTTTGAAGATCTCATACCTGCTGTCATTGGCAGATCGGTAGGCAGAGATCATACTCTCAGAGCTAACTGTGCCACGATTGCCAGCAACTTTATTGAAGATCTTATTGGCATCATTGATCCTCCTCTTATTGGCAAATGACATGCGTTGCAGCTTGTCTGTGTAGTCGATGGTTCTGAGCCTAAGACCTGTGATCTCAGATAGGGCTTCCTTAGTCAGCGTAGGCTCTTCACCTGACTCTAGTGTTTCGCCCTTAAAAGCCGGGAACCACCTATTGATAGCTCTCTCAGCTGTCCCCGGCAGGAACAGCTTCCCTATGTGCGTAACGAAGTCCAGAGCTTGATCTGTGCCGCTGGCTTCTGGGTTCCAGATGTAGTTGCCATAGCTATCGTTGTTTCTGAGCACATCAATGATTCCGCCTGCAATGATTGTTTCAGACACAAACGGATCAAAAGCAGCTGCCGCAGAGTTGATAATGTGGCTGGAGGCTGAGCCATCGCCCTGCACGCCTCTAGCTCCAAACAGAGACATTATGGCATCTGTCGTAGCAGAGTAGGGGTTATTGAAGCTGACGTTGATGTAATTGATTTTACCGTCCTCGTCGCGGCTGAAGTAAAACGTGGAGTTCTTCTCGTAGTCAGCGAGCAGTGATCTGACTTCATCCTGCTCCTCACCGCTGACCCCGCCTAGCATTGAGCTTAGCAGCTGGAAGCCGTAAGCGTAAGCACCTGTAACAGCTAGATGCCCGCCTAGTCGCTGCATACCATAGCTGGTATTGCCGTTCTTAATCTCTTCAACAGCAATCTTAATGTTGTTTACCTGAGTTCTGATTGACTCGTAGGCGAACGACATAAACGGACCAAGTGCTGGCTGCATAGCTAGGAACTGAGCCCCAGGAGGGATCTCGGAGTATGTGGGCATTGTCTGCCTGACGCGAGTAGCGGCTTTCTGGTCCAGCTCTTTGGGAGTTAGCCCTGCATTGTTTGGTAGCTTAGCGAGCTTGGATCTCTCCATCTCGAAAGCCATTATCTTACCTAGCTCATCCGATGCCCGGTATACACGCGTTGCTGTGCCTGCTGTTTTGTTCCAGACCTTACCAATCGCTTCAGCAAATGTTTTGTTTAAGGATTGGTTCGGGTCGAGTGATGACGACAGGTTCTGGTTTAGGTCTCCCAGAGCCCTCTTCAGCTCAGCTGTTGTAATCTCTTCACCAACTAAGCCAAGCTCGGTCATCCTGTTGAAGTAAGCTTGTGCAGCTTTGTTGCTACCAGCAGCGTCAGCCCATATAGCTTTTACGGATGGGACAAATGACTTCCACTCCCTCAAATTCCAGTAACCGCTCATAGCTAAGAAGAACGGCTGACCTATCAAGTTTCTAACGTGAGTCATCAGACTGCCGACAGTCTTTACTGACTTTGTAGCTACATTGAGCTGGGCGAGCATATCAAACATCCCGTTCCCAAGCCCGTTGTAGGTTTCGTTGTAGGTGTCGAGCAGTTCCTTAACTTCGGGCGTTGTGTAAAGCCCAGCTAGAGGCGAGTAGCTTTCGTTAGCCGGTGTGATCTTACTGTTAGCGATTCCAGCTCTGGAAGCCATAGCCTGCTTCTCAAAGAATATCTTATTCATACCAGCTTCCCTCACATCGTTCAGAAACTTCTGGTTCCCGATGAGATGAGCCATACGGCTAACGGTTCTGGCGTAATTGACATCTGGATCGGTGTATTCACCCATCAATGCCCGGATCTCTGGGGCGATAGTCTTACGTTTCTTAAACAGGTCCAGATTCTTCGCACCCAGTTTGCCGCTCGTAAACTTATCTACTGCGCCCTCAGAGGAGAGCTGGTCTAGCAAGTCTTGAACAATAACCTGAGCTTCCATCCTAGCTCTGGATTCAGTGTATGGCATTTGCCCCTTACGAGGCTTCCGGTTCATCAGCTCAGCTGCGATGTAGTTCTCGGCGGATGTCAGGACTTCTGGCGCTATGTTGCTCTTATAGTCTGCGTCATCAAAGATGCGGTAGCTGCGAGCCAGATACATACCAATGTTACCCTCAACCTTCGCTTTAAGCTCCCCGTCGATATAGCCTTCCTGCATCATATACCTAGACAGAGCATCTATCTGGTTACGCATAGCGGCTACAGCTTGAGCTGTGCGTTCGGGCAAAGGCTTGAGCACCATATTGAGTCCGTTTAGGTGCATATTGATGAGAGTCCTGTCAGCCTGACTGATGTCAGATCCGTATTCTGCCCTTACAGCAGACTCCAGATCTCGTCGCTGCTGCTTAACGACATTCATCACTTTGTTGATGTAGCCATCTTTCTGCACCCTAAGCTGGAACAGGTTGATGTCTGCTTTACCGGTCAGCGGGTTGGTGATGTTTTTGAGCGGATCTTTGAGGATTGTTTTCCCAAACTTCTTCAGTTCTAGCAGCTTCTTCTTAGGATCAGCGATTGCGCCAAGTATGCGCTCGATCAAGCTAGCTCTAGGACTAGAGGCGTATGCGTATGGGTTCTCTGCATTAGCTGAGTTCTCACGATGTATTTCGCTCAGGATGTCGCCAAACTCTGGGTTTACATTGTCGATGTAGTCGATCAGCTTCATCTGAGCATCTTTCAGAACTTGGCTAATCCTAGACTTAGTGACACCACGGTCTGTCGCGATCTCGGTGACCGTTTTGTTTCCGGTGAACACATCAACGAGCACGCTTTGCTGCATTGGCGTCCACCCAATCTTAGGCGACTCTGCTTCCAAAGTCTGGACCATACCCTCACCGCCCGGAGTCAGGCCAGCTGCTGATGACTTGCTAGCCACCTGCATTCCGTCAGAACTGTCTTCGGCGACCGGGGCGTCTATCGAAAGCTTCTCAACATTGCCGCCACGTTTCTTCGCATTTGATCGCTTTATGGCGTCTTTGCCACGATTGCTGACAACTGTCTTAAACCAAGACAACGGAGGGACACCTTCATCCGACTCAACGAACTCTCCAGCTTTGTATGCTTCATCAAATTCTAGAATAGCTTTGTAGCGAGTGTAGTCGTATTGCTCAGACCCAACAGCAGGCCAGCCCTGTATCCTTAGAGCACTGTCAATTCGTTCCTGAGCTACCCTATAATGATCCTCCCTAGCATCCTCTTCGGTAGCTACTGGCTTCCTAGATTGCTGTGCTTGCTCAACAGCTGTGCGTTCTTCGGCAGTAGATGTATCGGCAACTTCCGCTAAATACATATCAAGCAGGAAGTTATCAACCTGATCAAAGTGTTGCTTTGCTGCTCCAGAGAGCTGGGCTCTACCTAGAATTCTCTGTATTGCTTCGAGGATGTTCCGGATCAGTGTGTTGCGCTTGGCGTCTTCAGTGACCGACTCAGTGTGCTTTCTCTGTATGAGCTGGCGTATGAATTCCTGAGCCATATGCACATCGTCTCGGAAGTTCATTCCGTAGACACGACGAGCAGATGCTTTCTCATCAGCTGTCATACCGTCAGCTACCTTAGTGTATGCGTCTTCAACATACTGAGTGACAGACATTGACCCGTCTATGTCGCCAGCAGACAGCTGCCTGTTGTATTCAGATTTGAGAGCTTGAACATCGAGATTGTGGATAGCTTCTTCCTCGATGGCTTTACTTAGGCTGAAACGCTTATTGTTTCTGCTCTCAGCCAAACGCTTAGGATCAATAAAGATTGTATCCGTGTTTCCGGCTCTAGCTGCGCTAGCTACCCCAGCTCCAGCTGGTAGTTCAACAACTGAAATCTTCCTGACACCAAGCATCGACCCGAATTGCCTACGCAGGTCATTGAAGGCTTTTCTGAACTCGCCTCTGAGTTGGCTGTCCAGTTCGGCATCAAGCTCAACAGATTCTCCGCCAACTTTAAGAGGCTTTACCTCAGCAACTGGTTCCGGTTCTACCTGATCAACTTCCTGCTCTGGCTGTGCATCCACCTGTGTGGGGGTTTCTATGTATGCCTGTTGGAGCTGTTGAAGTTGTTCAATGGTGATTGGGGTAGATTGATCAGGTATGCCCGGAATCAGCCTAGCTATGTTCTGGTCGATCCTGTTGATGTCTTCTAGCACCTGAGGCAGAGCTTCGGGGCTGCTGTCCAAAGAGTCCGCTACTGCTTCTGACTTCCTGTCTAGAAGCCTGTTTACAGCCGCTCTGTTAGTTGGGGTTAGGTTGTCCCTCTCTAGCTCCTGCTCTGCGATCTCGGAGAGCTGTATAGCGTCTGGTGGAGTGGACATTCTCTGTAGATCTGCCTGACCCTCCAGCACGCGCTCATCTTCTGCGGCTTGTATCTGCTCAGCGTCTGCCTCTGAAAGTGGATCAAGCGGTAGCTCACTAACCGGACGCTTTCCTCCCATCGGGACGTCTTTGTTAGCTTCGGCAAACTGTGCCGCCGGGTCATCTAGCTTAGCGCCCTCAGGCAGAACCTGATCAATAGCAGCTTGTTGTTCGTTTGCTGCGTCCTGTTGATCTAGTTTTGCAGCAGTGCGTGGCGCGGTGTCCCGTAATGTCTGCCGTCTAGCTTCTTCTTCTGGAGATTTCCTCTTCCTACCTACAGCTGACGGAACCGAACCGAGTCCACCCAAAGTTGATCCAACTAAGAAAGCATCCCACGCTTCTCTGAATGACTGGTCAAGCGTTACGCTTGGGTCGTATGACTTCCTAGCAATGACGTATGAGCCAATGAAAGCGGATGGCGCTTCCTCAACAGCACCCTCAATAAGAGCGCCCTTAGCTATCTGAGCCAGACCAGAACCTCTAGCAACACTGTCGATGCCTTCCTGAACTGGTTTAGATCTTAGGGCGAGTGCTAGATTCTCTAAGTCAACAGCCCCTAGCTTGTTTGCGACAACTCCACCACCTGCTGTGAGAAGCACATCCAGCGAGCCCTGAGCTGCTGCTGGCTTTACAGCTGCCTTAGCAGCCTCTTCCTCGCTCATCCCCTGATCTTCATAGCCCTTACGAGCTTGCTGATACGTTGAGCCGAAGGACTGAAGACCGGAAAGCACAGCAGTGCCAGCCGTGATTGCGCCAGCGCCCAGTCCTCCAAGCGTTCCAGCTGCACCAGCTCCCACCACAGGAACCAAGCTAGCAGCACCGCTACCTAGTTTTGACGGGAACGAATCCTGATCAACGCCTCTGTCAAAGCTTGCGCTAGTTAGATCTGAGGCTATGTCTCCGCTTTCCCTAAGCCGCTGAGACATCTTATCCGCTTGGTCTGCATTTTCCCTAGCCCACTTCGCAGCTTCAGCGCTAAACGGTTTGTAGAGGTTTTCAACAATGCTCCATCCAGCAGCTCCTGTGTCGTAAACAGCAGACGCTAGAAACGATTTGCCAAAGTCTTCAACGGCTCCAGCTACCGGGTTGCGAGTGAATAGCGAGTAGTCTTTGGCGAAGTCAGGATCTTCCTCTGCTAACTTCGGGAAGCGACTACCAAGTGCCACAGTTATTTCTTCATCTGAGTTCTCACGAAGCTTCGGGAACCTAGACCTTAAAGTGTCGAGCGTTCTGGATGGCATGATTGAGTTGCCTTAGAAAATTGCACCGCCTGCGTTGAGGAAGTTTAAAATATCCTCAAAGCTTGACTCCTCTGTCAGCGGGGGTGGGCCGTTAAGCTTTGGTCTGTTCATCGCAGCGTTCATGCCCTGTTTGAACCCCTCAGTATCGAACTTGCCAAGTTCACCCATCTCTCCCGGCGTGTAGAACTTCACTGCATTTTCTTCAGCCCACTTTTGCTCACGCTCGGTAGCGTCAGGTGGCAGTAGTTTTTTCACTTCAGCCATCAGCTTAAGCTCTGACAGCCGCTTGGCTTGCCTAGCATCAGAAGCACGAAGTTCGGTGTATTCGTTCCAGTCGTATGAAAACGTATTGGTGTCTTGATTGAAGGTAACGGACTCTGGTTTAAATTTTGTCATATACTCCAATCCGTCGTTCCACCGTTTCTGACTAGCTGCTTGAGCTTCGTATTGAAGCTTTAGGCTGCGATCATTGCTTGCAACACTGATTGCATTAAACCGCATTGCAGTTGCTTCTTCTCGCAGCTCTTTCGGAAGATTAGCTGGCTCAGCTGGAGGGCTGCCCTCGCCGTTCCAGTTGGAAAGCTTGGTGCTGTATGAAGACATAATTGGAGCGAACTGCTTTGCCTCATTAGCTTTCCGCATCATTTCCTGACTCTCAAATTGAGACTTATACAACTGTGCTAGCTGTAGCGATTGATTAACTATGGCGTTTTCCTGCCTAAGCGTGTATTCCTTATTCCTCAGTTCCAGCTCATCGAGTGCAATCTTTCTGTTCAGCTCGAACTGCCTAGACCTCTCCGCGAAATTTGTTCTGAACTGCTCGTTCTGGTCACCTCTGCTCAGGTCAAATTGTCTGCGCTGTTCAGCCATACGGTCGTCAGCCTGCCTCGTCTGAGTTCCAAACTGAGCCGCCCTCATTCCGAGGTTTGCGCCCTGTAAAAAGTAATCTACTGGTTCTGCCATAGCGTTGATTAAGATGTTGCCCAGTTAGGCATTCCTGATGAATTGAGGGTGTCGCTTTGTGGAGTGCCGGACATTCCAAACATTCCACCTATACTGCTTCGCATACGTGAGAAGAAACCGGCGTTGCCTGCGTTAGCTGCACCTACGGTTCCGGGGTTAGCTGCCGCAGCAGCTGGAGCCATCATACCCTGCAACCCAGCGCCCATCATCATACCGCCAGCAGTGCTAGCGAAGCCTGCCAGCTTATTCCCAAAACTGTTCGCCGCATCAGACTGTCGCTTACCAACCAGCGCATTGTATGCGAATTGGTTCTCCTGTATTGAGTTGGCGATTCGTTGTGACGGTGACACATACATCGACGATGTGGACATTGGGTTCACCATATAGTTCTGGCGTAGGTTGGATGACAGCTGGTTGAATGCACCCAAACCAGCCTGCGTCATCTGCAAGCTAGATAAGCCCAGATCACGAGCGGTCAGGTTCCTGCCAGCTGCGCTACCACCGAGCCCCATACTGGTCCCGCGCTCAGCAGCTCTACGCATAATCATCTGCTGATCTGCCATAGGTAGCTGACCTGCGATCATATTCTGAACAGCACTGCCAGCGCCGCTAAGTAGCTCGCGGTAGTTAGGCATCGTGCGTGCCAGCATCGAGTCAAGCCTGTCCTGATCGGCGGCTGTCGTCTGGTCAGCTAGTTGGCGTGCCTGATCAAAGCTGGCTAGGTTTGCAGCGATTGCTGCTTCCTGTTCCTTAGTCTGATCGACGGGTTTGTAGGTGGGGATCTTTGGCCCCTTCTTCAACAGGGAACCACCTAATCCTAATGCAGCTCCTGCTGCTAACATTCCTAGTGCCATATCAAATCACGCTTTCTATTCCGCCACCGCCGGTGGTATTTAGGTTTGTCATTTGTAAAACTGGAACCACGCCATCACCCATATGATTAGCGATCTGGTTCTGAAGTGAGTCGTATGCGAGGTTCCGATACTCTGCTGCTGCACCAAAGTCTCTGTTCTCCTCAAGCTTGATGGCGATTGCCATATTCTTCACAGCGTAGAGGTCGCTTACCATCAAGACATCCGTGTCGTTTACGGCATTGATGAACCTCAGCTTAGCTATAACCGTGACTGGAACTCGCTTCTCATCGCCGTCCTCACACCCAGCAGCACCACCCAAGCTAGGTATCATTGACCGACGATAGCTAGGTAACGTCTCGTCAGGTTGGTATGTGGCTATGTCAACCAGAGTAGGGGTAGCAGCATCCGTGATCTCATAGACCTGCACGTTGCCCTGAGTGGTATCTTTTAGAACATTCGTAACGCTCTTAAAGCTGGTGGCTGTGTCTACGTAGCCGTTAATAAGCGTAACAACCTCGCCATCCTGATACACGGCAGTAGCTCCGCTACCGCTCTTCAGTGTTCTTACCCAGTTGTTGTTGCTGTCGTAGCCCTGTATGGTCACGGTCTTACCGGCGTCAGCTTCTAGGAACGCATACACACGCAGCTGTTTGCCTGCACCTGACAAATCACTGTGAGTAGGGGATTCACCACGGTCTAGTAGCTGGTAACCAATGTTGTCCTTATCGGACATTAGGCCGTAGCCGCTTTCAACGAACTCAAACCAACCGTTACGAACTGTGCCGGGATTGCTACACACAGCTACAGTTTCGATTGTCTCAATCTGCCGAGGCCAAGCGATACAGCCGTTGGTAGCGCATAGCGTGAACTTACCATACGTTCCCTTCCACTTACCGCTCTCAATCAGCCTGCGCTGAGCTTCGTTGATGTAGTCAGTCGTGCGCGAATCAGTAGCACACAGGTTGAGGTGCTTAGCGATCCGCTCCTTAGCTGTTCCGAGGGTGACCTTCATTATGGTGTGTAGTAGATGCGAGCGGTTCGTTTAATGAAGTAAACGCCGTAGTATGGAGGCAGGTTTGTGATTGGATCATTGTCACCACCAACTGTCTCAGTGGTAAGCACACCCGCCGCTGCAATCGAGCTGGTGTATCCAGTGCTCGTTGTGTGTCCGCTGTTCTCGTGGGCTAAGTTGTCAGTTAACCCGCTGGCATCTGATCCAGCTGTGCCGCCAGATGCTTTGTAGTAAGCCTTACCCTTATGCTGGTGATCGGGGAGCTGTCCGCTAGTTAGCGTAATCTCATCACTGCCTCCAGTGCCGTTCACATTGACCACTGTGCCTCCAGCAAATGTTCCAGCTCCCACTAGGAACTTAGCCGATAAAGCTGTGTCAACTTCCCAGAACGGTCCTGTGTAAGATGTAGCTGTAGAGGACGAGTTACCCGGAGCTTCGTATGAAAGCAGGTCAGCAGTTGTGCCTGCCCAGATCCTGCGTTCACTGCCACCAGCTGGCACTGGGTGTTTAGCAATCCAGTAGCCATCGTAGTAGACATACAGCCTGTCAGGGTAGCCACCGTCAGTTCTAATCCACGGCTTATCTCTGTCAGCAGCGGAAGGCTCAGTGTCACCGTAATTAAACAGCGAGTAAGCACCGTTGACGTAAGCTGTGGTAAGATCGACAAACGTGTCATAAAGCTCCGACACGGAGCCAAAGCATGTTCCGTCTGGAACCGTTCCCTTAACGAGAGTGACTGATTGATTGGTAGGCATTGTATTTAGCTGGGTATGATAAATTCAGATAGATGAGTGATGAACAGGAAGCCGTCATCAGAGATCAGTGCTGTCGAGGTTGAGGATGTAGAGCTTGTGCAATCTCCGCTCAGCACTGGCTGGTATGCGGATTGAGCTGATAGGTCGCTACAGCTAATTGCTGTAGACGGCGAAGCACTGACTGTCCACGTATCAGCAGCTGGAGCGCATCCAAGCGAATAGCTGAACGGGCTTTGGTCCGTTGAATCCGAGCAACTAACTGTTAGGGATGGACTACTCATACACAGCTGCTAGTGCTGCCGCATCCTCCGTATGGTTCTTCAATTACTGGGTATGCGTGCAATCGGAAGCCCTTAATTCTGACCTGACCAGTCCAACCAATCCTAACGGACATCTCGTAGCCGTTACGCATAGGAGCACCGTTGGTTGACTCGCAATCATCCTCTGGCTGAGGTAGGCGCAGTCGAGTTCTGTATTGAGGTTTGTAGTTATTGAAAGTCAGGCAGGAACCAGCGTCTGGGTCACAGTTGGATGTCTTCGCGCATTCAATGAACGTGTTCCAGTTGACCCACGCTGGATACTGGTTGGGCTTGTATTTAACATCGAAGGACACCTGACCCTCCAGCTGGTCTATCCACATCTCTCCATACTCAAGCCGCTTTAGCTCAAACGGATTCTCAAACGTGTAGCTAGGGCTCTCGATGTAGCAGCTAATACTGGTTGAGTTGTTGTCCTTCTTACCATCGCGCGTCAGCTCCCAAAGCTGAATAGGGCAGGAGGAGCTGAGGTTGAACACAAAGCAGCGCGACTCACCCTCAACATCAGCCGTTAATAGCTGTAGGAAATTGAGTCCCGTCCAAAGTCCCTCCCACGCTGCGGGCGCTTTCGCCCCAGTCCCTCCTACCAAATCGAAGTCCAGAACAGCTAATCCCTTAAAGTAAGTGCCACGACTGCTTGGCTGCGGTGTGACAGTGGACAGGTAACGGTTATCAAACAGGACACCGCTAGTGGTTTCGGCTATGCCTGTCTGTGTCTCGTTAGTTAGAAGCGGGTTGATCTCACGGCTGATCGGTATCTGACCGTATTCCTGCCACTCTCGCCTGCTGCTGACGTAAGACCTAATACCATCAGGAGCACGATAGAACATATCGCCGTTAACCAGCACGCAGCTACGATCACTAACCGCACCGTAATTGATAGCCACAATCCGAACAGTCGGATACGTGACATTCTTCCAGTCGTCTCTGCTTGTTGGGACATTGACTGCAAATACTGCATCAGTAGTGTGAACCAGCAGTTCGCCCTGACCCAAACTGCTGTCAGGCTGGTTCATAAACTTCATAGCTGTGATGTTGCCTGTATCAAGCGGCACAGCGAACGCGCCGCCCTCAGCTATGTAGGTGTTCTCCGTGAACTGAATAACCTCAGTGCCGCCACCAGAAATATCCCCAGCTACAAACTCATTGCGTCTGGCTACCCAGAGCCTGCCGTTACCAAACGCCATAGCGGTCCCAGTGGGAACCTCGTCTGCATCAGGAGATGATCTGCGGCATCCAGCACCGTTGTAAATGATCGCTCTGCTCTGACCGTCCTGTATGACTAGGTATTGCTCAGCCTGTTGGAAATAGAAAACAGGTATGTCCGGTGGATTGATGTCAGCAGTGCCATCAGACTTCTTAGGAGTAATGTCGCTGACCACACCGGAAGGCATGTCGATGCGGAAGATGTATCCACCAATAGCGCAGACCAGATAGCTATACCTGCCGTATCTGTAGTTGTAAGCGCCCTGATAGCGGCCAGTCTCCCAGATCGACTGCATTGCTTCAGCTTCCTCCGGCAGTGTAGCTGAGAAGGTAAGTGGTATGTTGTTAAACGCTGGTCTGGTTTTAGCGAAACCACCGCGCATCGTCACGTTCACAGCAAAGCTAGCCTGATTACGTGGCAACATGCTGGGAGCTTTCCCAGCGTCTATCCCGCGTTCTAGGGTTATAAACCCGTCAGAGATGCGCTGTTGATCAATGACTGGCATCAGTTAAATGCAACTACGGATATTGAATGGTCAGTGCTTGTCGTCGGGGAGGTTGCTCCAATAGTTACCGAAGCTGTGCTGCGAGCTGTTATCTTATATACGGTTTCGTCGCTAGACGAGAACACCAACGGCAGAGTAGTAGACACTGGGTCGGTGAAAGTAATGGTGAAAGCAACTGGACTGCTAGTGCTAGAAACCGAAGCTACATTCACTGAAGAGGCGTCAGCACTCGTGGTTCCAGCGGAGTGATCCCTAGTCACATAAGTCCTCAGCGCATAGCTTGGGCCTGTTGTGTCAACCCACTGAGGAGTCGAGCCGCTCAGCGACAGCACCTGACCAGCAGAGCCAATAGCCAACCTCACCCAGCTGCTACCGTTCCAGTATGCCAAGTCGCCAGCTGCGCCACCGCTGTTAGCTAGGTCAGTGAGTGGCAGTGATCCAGTAACGCTGCTACCACTGATGTCTATCTGCCCAGAAACCTGAGACCCACCCAGATCAACAGTGCCACTTAGGTCGCTGAAAGCTGGCTGCTTCCACTTAATGCCTAAGTTAAGCGTTGAGTCTGCAAATAGCGCAGTGCCGTTAGCCCCCGGTGAAAGCTTGTCTGCCGATGAGCTGAGACCGTTGAAAGTGGCAAGTTCGCCCTTAGCTGTAAGCCCAGTAATTTCTCCGTCAGCTCCAGCTGGCCCCTGCATACCAGCAGGCACAACCAGTGTGCCAGATGGGATAGTCCCTCCCGTCACGCCGGGGTCGCCAGTGTAATCCAACCGCTGCACGTTTAAGTAATCAGATCCTACCCCTAATACTTTGAAGTGACCTACGTTGGCGAAGTAAACAATCTGCCCAGCAGTAAAAGTAACGTCTGTGTCATCAGTGACGTAAGCGTTAATAATGCCTAGCGCAGCGGGAATTGTGTAAGCTGCGGTTGTATTGGTGTAGGCGCTAATGCCGTCAGCCCCGTTTGTTCCGTTGGTTCCAGCTGGGCCAGCTGGTCCCTGAGGACCGGGCGTGTTGACTGTCGTTGATGTGCAGGTTGTTTCGCAGCAGTCGGTGTTCTGGTTGAGAGTAATACCCATCGTTTGACAATCTTTTGAAAGTTTGAGGGAGTGTTCCCTATAAGGGTAAATCAGTATTTCTGAAGCCCCTACTGTCAAACGGATTGATCAAGCACAAATACAACCTCGCGTTTGACCTGCAACTAAACGAGATCGAGCTGGAGTTATACGCTTTTAGGATTAATCACAAACCTGAGCGTGGTGGACTAGGAGCCTACAAACACTTTAGGAACGCAGCTTCTATGCTGTGGCCTAAGCTGATTTGGAATCCGTGGCTTGAGAAGCAGATCGAATCGCTGTGTGAAAACCAGTGGGTATGCTGGGCAGGATGCGGAGCTAGCGGCAAAACGTATGCTGCCAGCTTGTATTCTATGGTCTACTTCCTAGCAGCACCTCTGCTGACTTCGATCATTCTCACATCAACTACAGCTAAGATGATCCGCAAACGTGGTTGGCCTGTGATACAGGATCTGTATCGCACCTGTAAGGGTGGTTACCCAGCTCACATCGTTGACAGCAAAACCACCATCCAAGCGATAAGAGGTGATGACAAACACGCTATCTTTGCTATCCCGGTTCTAGATGGGGCAACATCAAAGGCAGTCGCCAACATACAGGGTATCCGCTCTCCGCGCACGATGGTTATCGTTGATGAGGCGACAGACACCCCCGAAGCTGCGTTTGAAGCATGTTCCAACTTACAGAAGGGGACACGGGAGTTTAAGTTCCTAGCTATCGGTAACCCTCATAGCAAGTTCGACCAGCACGGCAGGTTTGCCACGCCTAAGAACGGGTGGGGTTCGGTGAGCATCGAGGATGATGAGTGGGAGACAGAGCGGGGGATATGCGTTCGCTTTGACGGAATGAAGTCTCCCAACATCCTAGCTGGAAAATCTAAGTATGACTTTTTGATTAACGAGGATCAGGTTCGTCAGGCGCAGAAGTATGACGGCGAAGACTCTCCTAAGTTCTGGAAATACACACGAGGGATGTGGGCTCCAGAAGGTGTCTGCAAAACTGTCCTCAGCGAGAGCTTGGTTGAGAAATACCGAGTAATGCACTCAGCTGTCTTCCTCACGAAAAGCGAAATGATTGCTGGGCTTGACCCTGCTTTCAACGGTGGCGACAGGTGTGTCCTTCAAGTGGCTAGGTATGGCGACTTCGACAACGGGAAGATGGGCATCCAGCTTGAGAGGAACGAGATCATCGAGATTGATGCCAAGTCATCCGAGCCCGTCCACTTCCAGATTGCAAATCGGACTCGACAGATATGTGAGGAATACCGCATCCATCCTAGTAACCTAGCTGTTGACGCTACGGGTGAGGGTGGAGGGCTGTGCGACATTCTAGCTAAGACTTGGAGCCCCCAGATACAGAGAGTCGAGTTTGGTGGTAAGGCTAGCGACAGGCCCGTATCTCCAGAGGACCACCGTAAGAGCAGCGATGTCTATGCCAATAAAGTTACTGAGCTATGGTTCAGTGTTAGGCAGTGGGCAATCAATGAGCAGCTGCGAGGTATGCAGCACGATGCTGTTATTGAGTTCTGTGGTCGCATGTTTGACGACGAGAAACGCCTGACAATCATCGAGCGCAAAGCAGATATGAAAAGCAGAACAGGTAAGTCTCCCGACTTGGCTGACGCTGTAGCTCTGGTTGTGGAGATGGCTAGAAGGCTTGGTGGATACGCCACCGCTTCTGGTAGTAAAGCTGGTAAGACTGGCTGGGATCAGATGGTGCAGGAATACGACAGTATCTACTACGACACATTTGCCTAATGAAGCGACTCATACCTACGTCTCTAACCCCTCACGGTGGTTACAGCTACACACAACAGGAAACCAATCACACTCTCACTGCCTACGACTTCCGGTCATTGGTTGAGAGGGTGATTCAACACCGCAAAGCTAACAACCTGCCAGTTCCGTTTAACATTGATGATGCTGTTGAAATGTATATCTGCCACGAGCGACCAGAGTTGTGTGAGGACCAATCCCAAAAGCCATCTCAGGCGCAGCCGCTGACATTAGCGTTGGCCGTCAGGCTTACGAAGACCCTCATAGCTGCTGGTAACAAGCGGGCAGACGAAGACGAAGCTAATCGCAGAGCCGAGATATGCGCTGCTTGCACGGATAACGTGGAGCCAACTGGGTGTAGCGGGTGCAACAAGCCGCTAGTTAAGAAAGCCATCGAGTTCATAGTAGGTGGCCGTAAAACTGCGTATGACAGCTCTCTGAAATCCTGCAAGCATTGCGGCTGCTTTAATGCGGCACAGGTTTGGATACCACTCGATGCACTACAATCAGTGATCTCTGAGGGGGAGAACGATAACCTGCCCGATCACTGTTGGAAGAAGATATGAACACGAGCAACACGCTGCCACTGGAGGAAATCAACGAGGACGGTCAGCCGCCAAAGTCTAGGCTGAACTCACCAGAGGCGGTAGTCGATCTGGTTCAGATGATGATTCGCTCTGATGAGGAGCGTAATCGCATCAGGGCTAAGGTTAAGGGTATCATTGATGGCAACCCGCCATACAGCCCAGCTCAGCTCAGGAAGACCGGACAAGCTTACCGCACCAACGTCAACTTCCGAGAAGCTGAAGCGTTCTTCTCTGTGTCTCTGACCGCTTTCTACGACATCTTCAGCGAGACACCTACTTACGCCACGGTCAGAACCAACCACGGGAACGCATCTGAGAAGGTCCAGTATTCCAGAATCATTACCGAAGAGTTCGACAGGCTTCAGAAGAAAGATCGTGAGTTTGACTACACGATGCAGATCAGCCAGCACGAGATGGTATTGTTCGGGACTGGACCTCTGGTGTTCGAGAGCCCTACTAGCTGGCGTGCGAGAGCCGTTAAAGCTGGCGACCTACTTATCCCAGAGAACACACGCAGTAACCCGACAGACTGGGAGGTTGCCGTAGTCCGTAGGCGCTACCAAGCTCACGAGCTATACCACTACATCCGCGATCCGCAAGCAGCGAGCAGTGTTGGCTGGGATGTGGACGCAGTGCGTCAGGCAATCATTAACGCTGGTCCAGAGGAGTATCGCAGACAGCGAAACTGGGAGTGGCATCAGCAGCGCATACGCAACAACGACATCCACTACTCAGCCCAGTGTAGCTTGGTAAACGCAGCTCACGTTTATGTGCGCGAGTATCCGACTGGTGATGATCCAGAAGGTAAGATCAGCTGCTACATTGTTCTAGAAGATGACGGTCGCAGCTTCCTCTACAAATACGTAGGGAAGTATGATACGTGGGATCAGGTGCTGCACCCAATGTATTATGATAAGGGTGACGGCCACCACCACAGCGTGAAGGGGCTTGGGGTGAAGATGTATCCAGTCATCGAGCTGAAGAACCGGCAGAAGTGTCATATGATTGACGTTGCTGCCACAGCCAGCTCTCTCCAGCTACAGGCTGAAACCCCAGAAGCTACGCAGAAAGCCAGCGTAGTTCAGATGGGGCCATATTCAATTTTACCTGCTGGATACCGTGTAGTGCAGAGGCAGTTCTCTGGAATTGCTGATGCACCTATCGCTGTGGACCGTGAGCTAGAGAACGTGATGCAGTCCAATCTCTCGCAATATCGCCAGAGACTGGACAAGCCACAGGGCAATCCCAAAACAGCCACTGAAGTCCAAGCGATTGTCCAGCAGGCTAGCGTGCTGGGTAAGACGCAGATCGCTCGCTACTACCAGCAGCTAGACCGATTCTTCGAGGAACGCTACCGAAGGGCAGCTGACCCCAACGTGACTGATTATGATGCGATTCAGTTTCAGAAGCGTGTTCGTGAGCGTGGTGTGCCATCCGAGGCATTGAAGGACATCGACTATATCCAAGCCAGTCGCAACTACGGACAGGGGTCAGCTTTTCTACGGCTTCAAACACTGGCTGGTCTTATGCAGATCAGCGGTCAGCTGCCTGAGTCTGGGCGTAACGCTTTGACGCGTGACTACATTGCTGCTCTGGCAGGTCAGCAGCAGGTTGGCCGGTATATGGTGGAGCCGGAAGTGGATGTCTACGCCAAAGACCAGATTGCAGAAGCTAACATTGAGAACGCAGTAATGCAGACCGGCAACCCGGTCGTGATTACTGACAGCCAAAATCACCTGATCCACGCTCAGACCCACTTAGCTAAGGGTGGAGAGCTGGCGCAAGCTGTGCAGCAGGGTGCTGACGGTTCTCAGATTGCAGAATATTTCGGGCTGTTAATTCCACACATTGGGGAACATCTGATG